CAGAGATTGATAAAACATGGGGGCAAACAGATTGAATATTAGCCAGATCGATTAAAAATTTATCATAATCGATAAAGTGAGCTATTGGTTGCGCTAATGATTCCATTTTGATCTCGGGCGGCTAAATAAGGGGCGTGATGACGGTCCTCATTCATTTCTTTTTACTCACATTTAAAATAAAATCTTCTTCTTGCACGGAATACGATCGAAATCTTTCATATGTGAGATCTGGCCCAATGAACGAATACAAAAACAATACGAACAGGTTTATATCTTCTCGAGTGAACCCAAATTCTTCTTGGTAGTATTTTTGGCACATATCTTTTGCTGTTTCCAATGTGCTACTAGATGTTAATGGTTTTAACCATTCGCTAACGGCTCTCTTATAATCATAAAATTCTTGAACTCTATCCTCACATTTTTCAGTGTCCGGTTTAAATGTTCGAGTAATCACTTTCAGAGCTCTGCTCGCGAAATCAGGTAGAAAGCCGGTATGGTGTATGAATTGGCAACAAAACTGAGGGACTGTTGAGGCTTTAACTTTACATTTAATTCCATATTCATCTTTAATCAAATTGATTTTTTTTTTTAAAGACCATTTACAAGACTCTCCTGTGAAATCGTCCCCAACAAACACAGTCCAGTGAAATCCATTATAACTATCTCCAGGATACACGTTTTCGATACTTGCATCACAATCGCAATTAAAATTAAAAATCTGAGAAGTTATTGCCATATTTAATACTGTATTATCAATTAAAGTCGCAGGCTCCCCACTATCCTTACGAGCTTCCACAAACATTTTCAAAAAACCCGGATTAACCATAATTCGAGCTTCTCTCTGACTCTCCCACATATTTAAAATGTCATAGTCCATTCCCACGTCAGTATATATCATTTTAGTGAACGTCACATGAGGCTTAATCTGGCTACTATCGTACTCAGTAAAGTCATTTTCGACAAATTTCCCATTATGGCGCATTAAAGGCTTCAAAGTTTGGAAAATTCGAGAGTCGTCGCACCCGTTAGCAAAAACAACATTTCGCTTAAATGACCTTACAATAGCCATTTCTGCTGCTCGAAACCACACACAGAATAACACATTAAGAGTTTTTGACCAAGCTCCAATTCCTTGACCTGCTTTATCATTCTGAATAGGGTTTTCTTTAAGTTTAGCTTTAATCATGTTTTTAA